GCCGCAGTAAGGGTTACCCCATGTGCCGCCGCTTGTGGTTGAATCAAAAGTACTCGTGGTTCATCTTGTTCTTGAAACCTTTTAAAGATGTCGGTACGCTTTGACACGCTTACGGAGCCATTGATAATCTCTGACGTTACTTTGTTCTTTCTTAAGAAATCTTGAACTAAATTTAGTGCGTGTGTGAACGGCACAAATACTAGAACTTTATGGCTTGCTTCCTCTATAACTTCTAACAAAATGTTTAGTCGGCTAGACGCATCAAACTCAATGACATTTTTAGTATCGGTGTACACAGCCCCGCAAGAGATTTGTAATAGTTTGTTCAACTGAGCCGCCGCATTTACGGCAGAGACTTCATCGCCAACTGCTTCGATCAGCATTTCTTTCTTGAGGTCTTTGTAGTACTTCGACTGTTGTGGTGTCAGTGGTGCGAACCGTGAAGTGTGTGTCACATCAGGCAGATCAATACAGTCCTTCTTCTCAAAACGAATCGCGGGTTGTAGTAGGTTGTGTACTATGCCTTGGGCTTGCGGTTTTGGAATCCACTTGAACCGTGAGAACTGATACATGACTACATCGCGGAATGCTGTGTACAAGTGCGGGGTTCTTGATGGTACGCACAACTTAGCAAGGCCATAGGCATCTAGAGGAGACTGCGCAGCGGGTGTACCAGTCATCATCCATATCCAAGTATCAGGAGTGACTACTCTTTTTAACGTTTTAAAACGCTCAGTCCTAGAGTTCTTGTATGCATTGGCTTCGTCAACGATGATGAGGTCAAACCCACCAGCCTTGAGTTCTTCTTCAACAATGCTCACACCGTCATAGTTAATGATGACGTACTCGGCAACACCTTCTACGATAGACTTGCGTTTCTTGCGATCCCCATGTGCTACATCTACGTGGCGATGAACAGCAAACTTAAACAAGTCGGCTTGCCATGCGGCTTGCATGATGGACACAGGACAGATAACTAGAACACGGCTGATGTGCCCCTGCGCTATTAGATAGTCCGATGCCCAGATAGCTGATGCAGTCTTGCCAGTACCTTGTTCGTTAAAACAAAAAGCGCGTGGGTGCAGGGTTAGAAAGGATGAAGTTTCTTTTTGGTGATCCATTGGCCTATGGAGTCCGGGCCAGTCATAGTCTTGATTAATCGGGGACGGTACGCTTTCCCAACCAAGCGTCTTTAGCATCTGTGCTTCCTTCAACCCCCAATGAACAGCCACCGAATCCTCGGTGTACTCGGCACTCTTAGCGATAGTCGAGAGAATCTTCTGTGGCTCCTCAGTCTGTATGACTAAGTATTTGTTTTCAACTACTTGCATTATTTAATTGTGTGGTCTGACTTGCGGGCATAAGAGCGGTTATCGCTAGCGGCTTTTACGCGAAGATTATTTCGGACAGTAGTTCCGCCCTTGCTTAACGGCTTTTTGTGATCGACGTCTTTGCCGTCACCCTTGTGGACTAGCCCTGCTTTTTCCATGATTGCGCGTGCTTTGTTTCTTGCCGCACGTTTCTTCTTGACAGCGGGTGTGCCGTCATAGGTTTCGTATTCGTGTTTGTATGGTCTTGGTTTATTTACGTATGGCATCTTGTTCCTTTATGTTGAAATACGCATTTGGTGAACCAGCAGGGTGCTTCATTTTGTACCCTAACAACAGTGCGGCGCATATAAACTCGCCATTGCTGACATATTCGCCACAACTTTTTTCTACAATATGTTTCCAGCCGTAGCTACTTCTTTTAGTGTTTATAGTAATTCTTCGTTTAAGCCCATCATTTTCTAACAGCCACCGCATACACAACTGCACTCCATTAGGATTAGGTGGTTGGTGAACGGAATCTTCTTTATATTTTTTTAACCCGTGACCAGTTAAGTTGGGGTACTCATTGCAAACTTTTTCTATTTCTTCGGGAATATCTCCCAATGGATTCATTTTCCCATTAGCAATGTAGACGTATGGCATTTCAACTCCTTTTTGAATTGTGTTCACAGTCGGTGACAGGACACCAACCACGGCAGGTGAAGTTTGGTCTAGGGTTCCAAACATCCGTAATCATCGCACTCTCTAACTGATTTGTCTCGGGTATCCACTTGCCCCAAGCCTCGGTTTGTTGATCTGCATTGAACTCGGCGGGGACTAAATCTTTGACTACCAAAAACATCAAGCCAGCCTTGATTGATTTGACTTGCGGGAAGTGTTTGAAGGTCAGAAGGGAAAGCAATTCTAGTTGTTTCTTGTCCGCATATTTACTAGATTTGCTAGTCTTGTAATCAATAATCCGTGCCTTCTCGCCATCAATAACAAGCAGGTCGGCAATACCACGAAACCAAACATTCTTGTCTCTGAACTTGCATGGTTGCATGTCCTTGGTCAAGCCCATCTCGTGCTCACATAGTTTCTTGCCTGACAAAGCTTTTAATGGGTCTAAGAACGGCTGAATGTAAGCGTACTTTTCTGGTATCGCAGTACCATCACGGATGTATTCTTCTGCTGCCTTATGAACCGCACTGCCGTAGAGCAAGTGTTCCTGTGGTGGCTCGACGATATCTTTGACAATCCGCATCCTGTGGTACTTGCGTGGGCACTGCTGAAACAGCGAGATGCTGGAATACGACCATGTGTAGTTCATTTGAGTGCGCTCGAAATTTTGTCTAACTTACCTTCTTTTTCCAACTCAGCAAGAGTTGACATTGCAGTTGCCGCGCGCTCAAGTAAGTTGACGTAGCGTTCTAGGTTTGCAAAGTTTGCGGTTTTCTCAACCTTGGATAGCCCTGCCGCCAAATCATCTGCCGCCTTACGCACATTGCCTGAGACTTTCTTGATGTTGGTTTGTAGTTCTTCTGTGGTAATCATCAGGTTACTTACATTGCGCTTAAACATTTTGTCGGCGGTCTCGGTAAGCTCTGACGCTTTTTCATAGTCTGTTGAAATCATTTTTGCCTTCCTTGTTAAATAAGTTCCATCTTGATTTGATAGTTCTGTTGCTATCGCCGTATTGATTCTCTCTACTGACCAGCCCGGCCCTTTGCTGTCAATCACATCGGGTTTAGTTCTTAAAAAGTATTGATTAACTCCTATCTGCATTACAGCCCCCATTTCTCAATAGACATTTTCTTACCGCAGTCACCGTAGCTTTTTCCTGCGCCAATCTCGCACGCTAGTGGTAGCGTATCAGCCCACTTAGGTCGCCAATGCATACATTCGTTTACATATTTAATAGCTTCATCGCGCTCTGATTCGGATACTACGCACGCCACGGCATCATGCACAGTCAGAACTGGTTTGTAGCGTTTCGCTATCCGTAGCATCTGCTCGGCAACCACACAGCGTGCAAGTGCTTGACATAAGTTCTCGACTACTTTACCGCCGTAGATACGGACTTCACCTTTGCGGGTATCGTAGACGTACTGTGGTCGACCATGCAAGTCAATCTCAGGGGCACGCAAGTTCATATACTTAAGAGGCAAACCGCTAGGAAGATCGTAGCCAATTCCGGGGAGTACGCTTACTGCCTGTGGCTGTTTCCCAAACGGAGTAGTAACAAGTTTAGGGCTTGCCAGTGCATCTAAGGTTTTGTGTCCTTCATCCCATAGCGCAGGGATATATGGGAACTCTTGTCGGTACACCTTCAAGATATGTTGGCACATGTTGTCATCCAAACTTACCCCAAAGTTCTTGAGTTGCATCTGAAACTTGCGCCAACCCATGCCGTACCCCGCACCAAGAATTGTAGTCTTACCCACGAATCTCTCAGAGTCGTCAATCTCTCCAATAGGTTTGTTGTATATCTTTGTTGCCATGATCTTGTAGACGTCTTCGCCTTTTGCAAACGCGCTTACCAAATCGGCTTGCCCCGCCAACCATGCAACTATCCGTGCTTCAATTTGTGAGGAGTCGGCGTCAATCATGACGTAGCCTTCGGGTACTACGATAGCAGTCTTGAGGGGTGACTTGCGTGGCAAGTTCTGTAGGTTTAGTTTGTCGTCCCCGCCCCAACGCCCTGTGTGCGCGGCATAGTATCTCAGGGGAACTGGAAGGCTACCACGCTTCGCTATGGAGATAAATCTTTGGGTGCGTGTCTCTTCTAATGTGGACTTTGTCCCAAGACGTGCGGCAACAAGTGCTTGCACTCGCTCATCCCAGTGGTCTGCCAGTGCTTTAAACCCCTCGTCGCTCTTAGCCAAAGCCAAAGCCATTTTGCCTGTCGTGGGGCTAACCTTCATGGGTGGTGGGACACCATACTCAATCAGTCGCTCGGCAAACTTCTGATTGGACATAAGCACTTCCTTGTCAGCACAAGCCTCGGCAATCAGGGCTTCCTTCTTTTCTTGTACAACTACAAGGTGTTGCTCCAACACAGGTAGATCAAGACGTAGTGTCGGCTCTGTGAACATACGGAGAGTCATGTCTATTAGCTTAAGCTCTGGCTTCTGGAAGTTTGCTTTCAATATATTAAACAAGTCGTACGTCAGCTTGACGTCGTTCTTGCAGTACACGCCATATTGCGCCAAGTCCTCCGCAGAGAAATCCATCCTGCGTTTACCCATAGCCGCGACTACCTCAGTACCCTTCGCCCCCAAGCCATAACGCTCGGCGGCTTTTGCTAGGCTGTTACCAACCTCTGTGCCATCAATGGCACGTAGCATTGCTAAGGTATCGAGAAGTACTTTTGGCCTAATACCAAACCGCCAAGAAAGGATAGCACCATCAAACATGCAATTATGAGCAAGCAGAAAAGAACTATCCCAGTCAAAGCGAGATAGAAATTCACTGGTGTCGGCGTGATTTCCTGTGAACCATTGCGTTTCGTCATCATTTATTTTTACTCCTACACCGATAACTTCAAAACGGTCATCGCGAATATATTCTTCAGTTGTTAATTTAGATAGAGAGAAGTCTTTATCGTAGAACGTTTCGAAGTCAAGGGTGATTAGGTTCATCCCGTCTTTACCTTTGTGTCTGGTGAGAACTTAGCAATCTCACGGTTCAGATACCAACGTGCTTTGAGCAAGTCTTCATAGTGGCTACCTTTGAGGTCAGCACGACTGATGTACTTGACTACGTTGCCTAAGTTGTAACCAAACTGTTTCGCCTCAATGAAGTCGATAGTCTCGATACCGCCCATCTTGTAGTGTGGTGGTTCGTTAACCATGTCGGTGTGGTGTGTGGCAATTATGTCTTCTTGCGCTTCTACTTTGAGTTCTACTAGTCTTTCTTTCAAGCGTATCGCTTCTTTGCTAGTTGATACACCCAACAGTTTCCACTTGGGCTTTTTCACTGCCGGTGTGCTAACCACATCATTCTTCTTATCCATGTACCGAATGTTGTGGACGTATTGCACTGTTGCACCAGTAGCTTCGGCTACAACTTGCGCTTTTGCGTTTGGTGATTTTGCTAAATACTTACGCACTTTTGTGCTCATTGCTTGTGATCTCTTTGCCATAATTTCCTCTTTAAGATTTAAATTTAATACGCGCCCATGTTGGGCACTCGGTTTAACCAGTAATACGCTCTCGTATTATTCCTTCATACTCCTTAATAAAGTCATAAATACATGAACCGTATCTGCGCCTAAAACAACGGCAAGATACTCTACTTCTTTTATCGCCTCTTCTAACGTCTCGTTTCTAACTTGAATGTTGCTCTTCTCTACATTTGAAAGCCTATCGCCTAACTCTCTGACAGCAATCCTTGCTATGGCTAACTCGTCCATCAAGTGAACTACGGCGTCTCGTGGTTCGGCTATCTGACGCTTGCGGTTCATAGACTGTACGTATTCTTGTTTAACGCGAGACTCCATCTCGACACGGTTAAATTCTTCGTCTTCGGGTGTCATTCCATTTCTCCTATCTCTATAAGTTTCTCTTCCAGTCTACGAATGCGTTGACGGTTGTATTCAACAACGCTCATTGCATACTCAAGCGATTTCTCTGCTTGCATCTTG